CAAAAGGATGCTTACCTACTGCTTTACAGTCTTTATTTCTGCAACCGCACTTGCCGTCGACAATGGGATGTAGTCCAAAGAGGCGGTGACCCGCATCAATAAATTGATGATATAGCATTACTTCGTAGCCTCTAAATAATCGCTGAGTTTTTTAATCATATCCCACGAAACCTGTTTCCTCCCACCGTTGGCTAGGTTACTTAAATAAGAGCGCGTGACTTTAACTTCTCGCGCCACTTTAGATATATTTCTACCTTTTAATTCTGTTATTACGCCGTCTTTAGTTAGCATTTTGTGACTCCTAGTGAATGACTGTAGACAACCATACGCGACATGTGTATTATAGTCAACATGGTTAGCAATAAAGCGCCATGACGAAGGATAATAAATATGAATATAGAGAAGCCAAAGGACAGAGCGGTGATAGCTACGCTTTGTGGTGATGCGGGTTTAGGTAAGACAAGCCTAGCCGCATCTTTTCCCAACCCTGTTGTTATCAGGGCAGAAGATGGACTTCAATCAATCCCCTTAAAATCACGACCTGATGCGTTTCCAGTCTTGGAAAGCGCGACAGACCTATGGGCGCAATTAACGTCATTGATAAAAGAGGATCACAAGTACGAGACCCTTATTATTGATAGTGTCACTGCGCTAGACAGATTGTTTGTGACGTCCATTATGGAATCAGACCCAAAAAAACCAGCGAGCATTAATCAAGCAATGGGAGGTTATGGCGCAGGCTTGTTAGCTGTTGGCAGCTTGCACCAGAGATTGAGAAAGGCCGCTGGCATATTAAATGAAAAGAAGAATATGCACATCGTTTTTATTGGTCATGCTGATACAGAAACTATAGAGCTACCTGACCAAGATGCTTACACCAGATACACGTTAAGGCTGCATAAGAAAAGTGTCGCACCTTATATAGATGATTGTGACTTGGTTGGTTTTATGAAGCTGCAAACTTTTACAACTGGCGACGGCGACAGAAAGAAAGCAATCTCAGACGGAACGCGAGTTCTGGTTACTTATGCAACATCAGCCAACATCAGCAAGAATAGATACGGCATAACAGAAGATATCGAAGTGCAAATAGGCACAAATCCACTCACGCAATTTATACCATCACTTAAAAAGGAAACAAAACAATGAATTTCTGGGAAACTTCAGACAACAAAACGATAGAGTCAAAGTCAACTTTCGATGCAAGTAATAGCTTTGATCCTATCCCTAATAACACGGATGTGCTTGCTGTTATTGACAGTGCAGCATGGGCTAACAATCAATACAACGGTGATTATATCGCTATTGCTTGGACTATTTTATCGCCTGATGAATTTGGAAAGCGCAAAATATTTCAGAACATTAAGGTAATGCACGACAATGAAAAGACAAGCGATAAAGCTAAGAAGATGCTGGCAGCCATAGATAGTAATGCCGGTGGTAAACTGTTGAAGAGCGGAGAGCAGCCAGACGATGCAATGCTTACCAAGTCATTAACTGGCAAGCAAATGATACTTAAGTTGCAAGTATGGGAGATGGCCGGAGATGATGGGCAAACACGCTCTGGAAATTGGGTCTGTGCGGTCTCACCCAAAGGTAAGGTAGCTAAACCAGCCGATGAAGACATAGACTTTTAATATACTTTAATAAATAGCCCTGCCATCCGGCGGGGCTTTTTTGTTGGGCAGATAAGACCAAATGGTAGTACTTGCATTAACTCGTGACCTTTGATATATATAGGGTTAACAGTCTGTTGATTTGACTGTTAACCCTTTTTTTTAACGCACAATACACAATAATTGATAGTCATCTGTATTCTGTGTTAGCTCTTTAACCGCAACGGTTCAGAGCTAAAAACAAGGTAACAGAATACACATGAGTGTGTACGCTGTCGATGTAGGCGCGACAATGCCTAACAGCCAAAATCCGAGCACAATACACACTTTTGCAACCCTAAAGAGATAATTAGATATATATAATATAATATAATATATATAGATATTGTGTATTCTGTGTAACAAGTTATAAATCAATAGCTTAGCAGCTTACACATGTGTATTCTGCTGTGTATCCTGCCCTATCAATCACCTTCAAGCCCTTAACTATCAACGGTTCACGTTGTTTTCTTTATGTGTAAGCTGCTATTGTATACGGTCTTATTAGGGGATAGTAAGGGTAGGGCCGTGTCGATTGAAGGGCTTAGATGCAATCCTCGTAAGGGCTTTTGCATAAAAAAGCCCGCAGATGCGGGCTATGGTGGTTTGTGTGGTTTGCTAAACTAATTCTTGCTTCTTCATAGTTTTGCGAACTTGTCTCCATAGGTGATCCGATAGCTGCCATGCTTTTCCGGTTGAGCCGTAGCCACTAACCACGATATGCGCAGCCCATGACATGACTGCCCCCTTGGTTAATAGAAGGTAATCTGTCTCCATCGTGCCATCTTCATAGATTATATCAGCTAATGATGGTAGGTCGTGATAGATAACCTCATACACATTATGTTTATCTGCGAGGGTTATTGATTTTATTTCTGGATAAATTTTCATTATTTTGCTCCCTGGTTAATTAGCTTCGTACGGCTGCCATTTCCCGGCAACTTTCATAAACAAGATATCCACGTAATAGCCCGCATCATATCTAATACTAACTAGGTCGTAACCGTTGCGGGTTGCGTAGTTCTTAGCACCTCGCTCGCTGTTGCTTACGTCTATCATCTCACCTATGTAGTTTATTACCCCATAAATGTTAGTCATTATTTTGCTCCTTGGTTAGGGCGGTAGCCATCACATTGGCTTGGGCTGCTATCGTATACAAATAAACACCTTTCGTATGGCGATGATTGCGGCAACGGCTGCATGTCATCGGGCGGTAATAGAAAGAGGGCGCTTATTGCTAACACTGCTATGATTAATGGGTTCATCGTTATTTATCCTTTAAATCGAAGCTAATAGAGAACGCCTCATCCACTTCGATGCTGTGCGTCTTATAGGTTAATTTTTTATTTTTATAAATACGCTCTGAATATTCTGCCATAGGGTAAAAGAACTCTTCCTCTATCTCAAAGCGACCGTCCGCTTGAATAAGTTCAATCAAATCATCTCTGGTAATTAATAGTTTCATGTTGTAGTTCCTTGTTGGTTGGTTGAAAGTCATACTGCAAAGCCTGTTGTGTCAACAGACTTCACGCTATGACCTCTAGGCAATAGCCGACTTTTCTTGGTGATCTTCAATGTAAACTTCACAAGCATCTATAGCCGCGTCAATGCTCTCGCAGTTGTGAATACCGTAAAGCGGATCATCTTTTTCATTAACTTCATCCGAAATGTATTTTTTAGACCAGACGTAAAATTCCGGATTTCTCTGCATATGTCTATCGTCA